TTAGTCACATTAACCTGTGCATAAGTACCAAACAGACACACATTCCATGTATAACCTGTGCGTAAGTGGCAATCCTATTAACATAATGAACACTGTATCAATTACAGTTCCGCATCGTGGAATCCTGCCCGTCTGGGGCTGGGTTCTGGCCGTCGGGCGGCTGACCCCCCCCTTCGCGCCAGCGGCGGGGGCGGGACTGATGCTGCCCCTAAGAAATACCGACCACAACCCATAGAAAGCAGCCAATGACCACACCCCCCACCCCCACTATGGAACTCGCCCCTCTCCCAAAAAAAAATAAAAAAAATGTGGAATTGACTACTCAAGCAATAGAACAGATTGCGGCCATGTCCGCAGCCGAAGACAAGAATCCGTTCATTGCGTTCGTGAAACGCTACAAGCACAACCCGACCCTGTTTGTCCAGGAGGTACTCAACACACAGCCCGATGATTGGCAGAAGGAGTTCCTTGCCCACATCGCGGACGGCAACCGACGAATCAGCGTCAGGTCAGGCCACGGAGTCGGAAAGTCCACAGCAGCGTCATGGGCAATTCTTTGGTATCTGTTCCTACGCTTCCCAGTAAAAATTGTCTTAACGGCTCCCACATCTAGCCAACTGTACGACGCACTATTCGCTGAGTTGAAACGCTGGGTGAAGGCACTACCCGAAACCCTGAGAGATCAATTGGAGGTCAAGCAGGACCGCATCGAGGTCAAAGAGGCTCCGAACGAGGCGTTTATCTCAGCCAGGACATCACGCGCCGAGCAGCCCGAAGCCCTACAGGGTGTCCACTCAGAACACGTGATGCTGGTGGCTGACGAGGCATCGGGTATCCCTGAACAGGTATTCGAGGCAGCAGCCGGCTCCATGTCGGGACACTCTGCCGTGACCCTGTTGCTGGGCAACCCTGTGCGCAGTTCGGGGTTCTTTTACGACACCCACAACAGGCTCAAGGATGACTGGATCACGATGCGGGTCAACTGCACCGACTCCCCACGGGTGTCAGAGGCTTATGTCGATGAGATGCGTTCAAGGTACGGCGAGGAGTCAAACGCCTTCCGAATCCGCGTACTTGGAGAGTTCCCCAGGTCAGACGACGACACCGTTATCCCGATGGAATTGCTAGAAATGGCCATGAATCGTGACGTTGAACCCTCCGCACACGCTCGACTGGTGTGGGGATTGGACGTTGCGCGGTTTGGTTCCGACAGGTCAGCCCTGTGTAAGCGTCAGGGGAATGCTGTGTTGGAACCCGTCAAGACGTGGAAGAACCTCGACCTGATGCAACTCACCGGCGCAGTCGTGGCAGAGTACGAGGCACTCCAACCGAGCCAGCGACCCCATGAGATTCTTGTGGACAGCATCGGATTGGGTGCTGGCGTAGTTGACAGGCTGCGGGAACTCAAACTTCCTGCGCGAGGAATCAACGTCTCCGAGTCACCGGCGATGGGTGCGACCTATCGGAACCTGAAGGCTGAGTTGTGGCACAAGGCTAAGGCTTGGTTGGAGCAAAGGGACTGCAAGATGCCCAGAGATGAGTCCCTAATCGCTGAGTTGGCGGCCGTGCGGTACTCGTTCACGAGTTCGGGGAAAATACAGATTGAGGGAAAAGACGAGATTCGCAAGCGTGGTTTGGCCTCCCCAGATCGCGGTGATGCATTCTGTCTCACATTCGCAAGCGACGCAATCATGGGAATGTACGGATCGGCGGCGAGTTCCGTTTGGAACAAGCCCCTGCGCCGAAATATTCCAAGAGTTGCATAATTGGGCATTCAGTTTTTGAAAGGATAGGTAATGGCCACACAGACAAGCCGTAGCGTCCCGTCACGCTACCAAGGCGCGATGGATCAGATGATGAAGGAAGACACAGACACATCAAACTGTCCACTTCCCACGCAAGACATTACCCTAAATCTCAAGAACCGAGCCAAGGCGATCACCACCGCAGCCTACGGTCCTGAGAACCCCAAACTGCCAAACGAGGCTTACTGGAAGCGCATGGGCGACGAGTGGGACGTGTCTGCCGAGGAAGCAAAGCAAAGCCGTTGCGGTAACTGCGCGGCGTTCAACGTCTCCGACTCAATCAAGCAGTGCATTGCTGATGGCATCGGCAACGACGCTGATCCCGCTGACGTTATCAAGTTGGCCGACCTTGGCTACTGCGAAATCTTTGACTTCAAGTGCGCGGCCAGCCGTAGTTGCCGTGCGTGGGTTGTTGGTGGCCCCAACACCGGCGAGGCCAAAGACGAAGAGATGGATTCACAAACCGAAGGAGAAGACGAATGAAAGCAGGACTCTACGCAAATATCAATGCCAAGCAAGCCCGTATCAAAGCAGGCAGCGGCGAGAAGATGAACAAGGTCGGCAGCAAGGCAGCACCCAGCGCAGCCGACTTCAAGAAGTCTGCCAAGACAGCCAAAAAGCCAATGAAGAAGAAATGACAGCAGCCTGGCAACGCAAGGAGGGTAAGAACCCCGCAGGCGGCCTGAATGCCAAGGGTCGCGCCAGCCTAAAGGCGGCAGGCCAAGACATAAAGCCGCCAGTCAAGTCAGGCGACAACCCGCGCCGTGCGAGTTTTCTTTCACGGATGGCGGGTAACGCTGGACCTGAGTACAAGGACGGCAAGCCAACGCGGTTGCTACTCAGCCTTAACGCTTGGGGCGCGTCCAGCAAGGCAGACGCAAAGTCAAAGGCAAAGGCAATCTCAGCGAGAAACAAATTGAAATGATTTCTCCGATTTGCATATCAACCGTCACCGGCAAGGGTCTTGCTGTGATGCTGGCAAGCATTAACGAATACTGCCCAGAGGCTCCCGTTTACCTGCGCGGACCTTTGCACGTCATCAGCCACTTCGAGGCTGACTACAAGATGGAGGGCGACAAGAGCAACTTCGGTGATGCGTACAACGCCATCATCGACAAGGCGTTCTCCGATGGTTTTAGTTCTGTGGTGGTGGCAAACGACGACATCGTCCTAACCCCCACCAGTTACAAGTACCTGCTTGAAGACGTGATGCAACTCAAGAAACAGATTAAGGAACCCTTGGGCTGGGTGTCGGCACGATGCGATGCAGCCCGACCTGTGCAGAACATCAGGTCGAACCCGTTCAATGAGAAACTGAACTACTTTAAATACCCCTACGAGGACTCCATCATTCCGATGGAATGCCTCTCCCCGATATTCGGGTGGATCAGCGACGAGGCGTGGAACACGTTCAAGTTCCCACCCCTGAACTGGTACTCTGATGATGTCCACTGCGAAGACCTGCGAGCCGCTGGGTTCCAGCATTACTTATCCCGATCCTACGTTCACCACCTTGGTTCACAAACTATTGGCCTTGACGGAGAAAAACTTACTGCCCAAGCCAAGCCTTGGATCGTTGAAAACAGGCCAAAATACGCAGAAGACTGGTTTAACTAGAAAGTACCGATATGAACATGAACGAACTCCCAATCAGCACCGACATCTCAGCGCAGGAGCCGATGGACGATGACGAGTTGCAAGCGATCATCACGCAGGACATCACCGACGCAATTAGTTATATCGACACCGACATCTCTCCAACCCGCGCCCGTGGCACTGAGTACTACCGTGGCGATCCCTTCGGTAATGAGGAGGAAGGTCGTTCCCAGGTCGTGGCAATGGAAGTCCGCGACACAGTCAGCGCGATGCTGCCCAGCCTGATGCGCGTGTTTTTCAGCACAGAGAATGTTGTCGAGTACACCCCAGAGGGTCCTGAAGATGTAGAGGGTTCTAAGCAAGCAACCGACTACGCCAACTTCATCTTTACCAAGGACAACAACGGTTTCATGACCACCTACGCAATCTTTAAAGACGCGCTGGTGCGTAAGTGCGGAATTGCAAAATACTGGTGGGAAGAGGTCGAAAGCGTCCGAATCGAAGAGTACAGCGGACTCGATGACCAGACCCTGCAACTTTTAGAAGACGAGGCCGCCGAGGTCAAAATCGTTGTCTCTTACCCTGACCCTGCATTTGAGATGCAGATGCAGCAGATGCAGCCACAGATTGACCCGATGACCGGCCAGCCCGTCCCAATGCCGCCACCCCCGATGCTGCACGACGTGCAGATCAAGCGCGTGATGAAGGATGGCCGAATCAAGATCATGGCCGTCCCACCCGAAGAGTTATTGCTTGATCGACGCGCACGTTCCTTTGACGACGCGGGCATCATCGCCCACCGCAAGATGGCCACAGTCGCTGAGTTGATGGCAATGGGCTACGACGAGGACGAGATCGAGGAGAACATCAGTTCCACCGACTTGGACAACAACGAGGAGTACTTGGCTCGCCAGCCGCTGTCCACTACCTTTGGAACCAACGACTCTGCCAACCCAATGCAGCGTCGCGTCCTGTACATCGAGGCATATGCACGGATTGATTATGACGGCGACGGAATCCCTGAGTTGCGCAAGATTTGTTGTATCGGAGCCGGCTACAAAGTTGTCCGCAACTTACCCGCGTCTTACAACCCGTTTGTGGACTTCCCTTGCGACCCAGAGCCACACACATCTCCACTTGAGGCGATGTCCATCTTTGACATTACGCACGACCTGCAAGAGATTAAGTCCGAGATTCTGCGCAACACTCTCGACTCATTGGCGCAGTCTATCCACCCCCGCACTGCGGTGGTCGAGGGCCAGGTCAACATGGACGACGTGCTGAACAACGAGACTGGAGCCGTCATCCGTATGCGCGCGCCTGGCATGGTGCAGCCGTTCTCCACCCCATTTGTTGGACAGGCAGCCTTCCCGATGCTGGACTACATGGACCAGATTAAGGAAGACCGCACTGGCATGAGCAAGGCAGCGATGGGTCTGAACGCTGACGCGTTGCAGTCCAGCACCAAGGCTGCGGTTGCAGCCACCATCAGCGCAAGCCAAGGTCGGATCGAACTGACGGCTCGACTGATGGCCGAGGGCATGAAGAAACTCTTCAAGGGAATCCTGTTCCTGATGACAACGCACCAGGACAAGCCTCGGATGATTCGCCTGCGAAACGAGTTTGTGGAGATCGACCCCCGTGCGTGGAACACCAACATGGACGTGAACATCAACATTGGACTTGGCAACGGCGACACCAACGAGCGTATGCAGGCACTGATGATGATCTCCGCAAAGCAGCAGGAGGCTCTGACCCAACTCGGACCACAGAACCCATTAGTGACACCGTCCCAGTACGCCTACACGTTGCGCAAGATCGTGGAGATGTCTGGCTTTGCCGACACCAGCCAGTACTTCAACGCGATCCCTGCCGACTACCAGCCACCACCAGCCCCAGCACCAAAACCGACCCCAGAAGAGGTTCTTGCGCAGGTACAGGCCAAGTCAATCGAGGCTGACATTCAGAAGAAGGCGGCTGAGTTGGAACTCAAGCGCGATCAGATGATTCGTGATGATGACTTCCGTCGTGACCAAATGGCACAAGATGGACTACTAAAGAAATACGAACTTGAGTTAAAGTACAACACACAGATCAGCACTGCGGAGATTAAGGCTGCGCAGGACATGGATCGAGAAGTATTGCAGCAACAGGCAAATATCGTCAATCAGGCGATGCAACCTATGGCTGCGCCCATCAACCCTACAGGAATGGCGTAAATGAATGACGAAGAAATAGTTCGCAAAGGCTTGAAAGCCAAACAGTTCTTGGAGGATGAATCCTTCAACACTGCCATCAACAAGATGGAGGCAGATCAGGTCTGGGTTTTCAGGTCTACCAAGCCGGAGGAGTCAGCCAAACGTGAGATCGCTTGGTCTATGCTCAAGGCAATTGAGAATCTAAAAATAGAATTATCAAAAATGATGGACAACGCAAAGGTGGCACAACGTGCCATCGAGCGTGTCAGTAAGTAATTAGAAAGCAGCCATGTCAACAACACCAACCCCACAAGGAAGTGTCCCAGCAGGGCCAATGAGTATCACCGAAGCGGTGAATGCAATCTCTTCAATACTGCCCGATGAGGGAGAACAGTCAATTGACGAGGCGCAAATAGAGGAGGAGCAATCCGACTCTGCGGCGTTGGACGAAGAATTATCGGAGAGTGCAGACGCAGCCGATGACGAAACGAACGACGAACAGTCTGAAGAGAATGAGGAATCCGAGGAGGAAACCCAGCCACAGACCTTCACCGTCAAAGTTGACGGACAAGAAGTATCAGTGACGTTGGACGAACTTCAGAAGGGTTACTCACGAACACAGGACTACACACGGAAGACGCAGCAAATTGCCGAAGTGCGCAAGCAAGTCGAGCAGGAGGCTGAAGCAATCCGTGCCGAGCGTAGTCAGTACGCTCAGTTACTTGGAGCGTTGCAAGTTCAAGTTCAGCAAGCAGCCGAGCCACAGATCGACTGGGACCGTCTCTACCAAGAGGACCCCATCGAATGGGTACGGCAGAAAGAGGTGATGCGTGAAAACCAAGAGAAGGCACGTGCTATTCAATCCGAACAGCAACGGCTCAATCAGATTTCACAGCAGGAGCAAGCACAGACGATGCAGCAGTTTCTCGCTCAAGAGCAGGATTTGTTGCTGAAGGCACTGCCTCAATGGAGCGATCCAGAGAAGGCAAAAGCCGAGAAGTCCATGCTGATCGAGTTCGGCCAAAAGGCTGGATTTGCACCTGATGAACTGAAGAACATATTCGACCACCGAGTCGTATCGGTACTGCGTAAAGCAGCCCTGTACGAGCAGATGATGTCCAAAAGGGGCAACATCAAACCGGTAGTCAACAACGGCCCTCGCCCTGCCAAGCCTGGTGCAGCAGGTCGCGTCTCTCAGTCAACTGGAAGTACTCTCGCACAAAAGCGTCTTGCAAAAACTGGTCGCGTTCAAGACGCGGCCTCCGCAATTGAACTTTTACTGAAATGAGGCACTTAAATGGCTATTGTTGCTAACACCTTCACCACCTACTCTGCCAAGGGTATTCGGGAAGATCTTTCGAATATTATTACGAACATCTCACCGGAAGAAACACCGTACATTTCCAATATTGGACGTGAAAATGTTTCTAACAGTTTGTTTGAATACCAAACCGACGTCTTGGCCGCAGCCGCCGCCAATGCACAGTTGGAGGGTGACGACGTTACTTCGTTTGACGCAGTGACTGCCACTGTCCGTCTGCAAAACTACGCTCAAATCTCTCGCAAGACAATCATCTTGTCCGCGACTGAAGAGACTGTAAATAAAGCAGGCAGACGCTCTGAACTGGCCTACCAAATCGCAAAGCGTGGTTCTGAACTTCGTCGCGACCAAGAGTTCAGTATGCTGAACAGCCAAGTTGCTGCCGCTGGTAGCACTACTGTCGCTCGTACTACTGCATCCTTGCAAGCGTTCCTGAAGACCAACGTTGATATGCAGACTAACGGTGCAAGCCCATCGTACACAACCCTGCCAAGCAGCGCACGTACAGACGGCAACGTCCGTACCTTCACTGAGACAATTTTGAAGAACGTCATCCAGCAAGTATGGACTTCTGGCGGCACTCCAAAAATCTTGATGGTTGGTCCTGTCAACAAGCAGCGCGTATCGGGTTTCTCCGGCATTGCATCTTCTCGTTTCAACATTGATGGTGGTGCAAAGCCAGCAACTATCGTGGGGGCCGCAGATGTTTACGTCAGCGACTTCGGGAACGTGCAAGTGGTTCCCAACCGTTTCCAACGTGAGCGTGATGCCTTCGTGATCGATCCTGATTACGCAAAGATGACCGTTCTCCGTCCTTACCAACAAATTGAGTTGGCTAAGACCGGTGACGCTGAGAAGCGTATGTTGATCGTTGAGTTCGGCCACAAGGTGTTGGCAGAAACTGCCCACGGCATTGCTGCTGACTTGATTACTTCTTAAAAGTAAAGGGAAAGGGCCAGGGAAACCTGGCTCTTTTTTACATGATTGAATCCAAACATTTTGATCGCAATGATGCCTTGGGCATCAATCGCACATGGCACTACAACTCGGAAACCGACGAGGCTACCGTTGAAACCAAGCAGGACATCACTGCGATCATTGAAGAGAACAAGCAGGACTTCAACCTGCAAGAAAAGCACTCCAAGTACGGCGAGTGGAATAAGGTTGCGAGTATCCCTCTGAGTATCTACTTTGAACTCAAGGCGCAGGGCAAGTTGGACGATGATGCGTACATGAAACGCTGGTTAAACGACCCTGAAAACCGTTACTTTAGAACTCGCCCAGGACAAGTATGAATTACATTGCAGTCTGCACCCCAGCGCGTGACATGGTCCACGCAAACTACACCTATTGCATGGTCAACATGGTGGCATATCACACGCTGAACACCACAGACGCAATTGCTCTGAAGATCATGCAGGGTACGTTGATCCAAAACCAACGAGCAGACCTTTGCCTTGACGCAATGCGCGAGAACTGCACCCACGTTCTGTTCATCGACTCGGACATGACATTCCCGCAGGACATGATTGAGAGGCTGCTAAAGCACGACCTTGACATTGTGGCCACCAACTGCGCACGTCGCAGGATGCCAACAGGTCCAACGGCTCAGAAGTACGGCCCTGACGGAGAGCGCGAGTTGGTCTACACAATGCCTGAATCTACAGGCGTTGAGGAAGTTGGCAGCATCGGCATGGGTGTAATGCTCATCAAGCGCAACGTCTTTGAGGCGTTGACAGAGCCTTGGTTTGAGACTCCCTGGCGCACCGACAAACGCGGCTACATTGGTGAGGATATTTTCTTTTGCCGCAAGGCGCAGGCCGCAGGGTTTAAGATATGGATTGACCACGATGTGTCCAAAGAAATTGGCCACATTGGGACGTTTGAATTCAAGCACGACCACACATGGGTCATGCGTGACCTTGAGGAAAAGGAAAAGGCTACCTAATGGCTCTAACTACATACACCGAACTCAAGGCATCAGTAGCGGATTGGCTCGTCCGTGCCGACCTGACGGCTGCAATCCCTGACTTCATCTCTCTGGCAGAGGCTCAGATCGAACGCAACTTGCGTACACGTCAAATGATTGTCCGCGCCGATGCGTTCATCAACAGCGAGTACAGCGCGGTCCCTGACAACTTCCTTGAGACACGGGCGTTTAAGTTAAATACAAACCCAGTGACTCCGATGCAGTTTGAGACAATGGACTCGTTGGATGTGTTGGCATCACGAACAAGCGCAGCAGGCAAACCGATCTACTTCAGCATCGTTGGGAGTCAGATTCGCGTTGTCCCAGCCCCTGATACATCGTACACAGGCCAACTAACCTACTACGCAAAGTTAACTAAGTTATCAAATTCAGTCGCAACAAACTTTCTGTTGACTTCATCACCCGACATCTACCTGTATGGCGCACTTCTACAGGCCGCGCCTTACCTACAGGATGATGCGCGTATCTCTGTGTGGTCTGCCTTGTACTTGGCTGGGCTTGAGCAACTGCAACTCGCAGATGACAGAAGTACAACATCGGGTGGTTCTTTAACGGCGAGAGCCAGAACACTAGGGTAAAAATGCTAATCACTACGACCAAAGGCGAAATCGATGACTCCCTACTTGAGAAAAAAGAGGGGATAATTGACAATGAGAACGAGACAACTCGGTGGGTCGAGTACTGGCAGAACAATGAAATTGTTCACCGTTCCGTCAATATGACTTTGAAACGCAATGTACTGGCTGACGGTATCAGCCAAACAATTTAGGAACCATCATGGCAAACACTCAGGCAATGTGTACTTCTTTTAAGGGCGAGTTGTTGGTTGGACATCACAACTTCGGCACTGGTGTTATTCGAGCAGCAACAACTGCTGACTCATTCAAAGCCGCACTGTATTTAGCATCTGCCACGGTTAACGCGGCTACGACAGCCTACTCAGCAACAAATGAGGTGAGTGGAACTAATTACTCCGCTGGAGGCGTTGCCGTTACATTTGGTACTGCACCAAGCACAAGCGGAACAACCGCATTTGTGACTCCTAGCGCAAGCATTACTTATTCTGCTGTGACTCTATCTACAGCCTTTGATGCGGTCTTGATCTATAACTCAACCCAATCCAACAAGGCAGTAAGCGTACACACCTTCGGATCGCAAACCGTCACGGCTGGCACGTTCACTCTGACTATGCCAACAAACGACGCAAGCACCGGTCTTATTCGTTTGGCTTAACGCGGGAGCAGCGGCATGGCTGCTTACGGTAGTAGTAGATACGGATATGGTCGGTGGGGCTTCGGAGAGCCAAGTGAAATACTTTCTGGAAACTCGTCAACAGCCAATGTTGGAGCATTGCTGGCCAGTGGATCAGTCCAAGAAGATGGGACTGTTGGCACGGGTAATACAGGGACTGTATCGCTATCAAGTTCCATTGCCATCACAGGCAACTCAGCCACAGGCTCCGTCCAATCCCTCTTTGTATCTCCAATCATTACAGGCAACAACGCCACGGGCGGCGTTGGGACGGTAAGTGCCGAGGTCATCTCTTTCCAGGCTATTACTGGAGTTGGCGGCACTGGCTCCGCAGGCACTGCCACAAGCGTCGTTTCTGTTGCGATAATTGGTGTACAACTTACTGGTTCTGTTGGAACCGTATTTGGCTTTGGATGGGGATCAGTCCCAGATACATCAGAGACTTGGACTGCTGTTGCAGATAATTCGACAACGTGGCAAGAGGCCGCATAAGAGGTGAAAAATGGCTGATACAACAACGACGAACCTATTGCTCACAAAGCCCGAGGTTGGAGCCAGTAGTGACACATGGGGAACCAAGATCAACACTGATCTGGATTCTGTAGATGCAATTTTTACAGGTGACGGAACAGGCACATCAGTTGGATTAAATATTGGTGCTGGCAAAGTATTAAAGGTTAGCAACTATACCGAAGGCGTTGTTGCCATTGGAACAGTCACCAGCGCATCAACCTTGGCACTGACCAACGGTACGGTACAAACCGCAACCCTGACAGCATCTACTGCCTGCACGTTCACAATGCCTACCGCAACGGCTGGTAAATCTTTTGTGTTGTTGCTCAAGCAAGCAGCGGCTACAGGTAATGGCACAGCGACATTTACAGGCGTGAAGTTTGGTACGGCTGGCGCACCAACAATCACAGCAGCCGCTGGAAAGATGGACATTCTTACTTTTATTGCTGACGGTACAAATTGGTACGGATCGGCTGCACAAGGGTACACACCATAATGTTTGCTGCTAAAAACTTCCTGCTTGCGGGTGGTGGCATACCCGAATTTAATTTCAACCTTACTACTGGGTCGAACTTAAATCTGCGGACGCAAGCATTAGCCGCTGGATGGACAGGTTCTGGAAAAGTAATTGCAACCGTCCCCGCTGCAAACACAATTAGTGGCTCTGGGTCTGGCACGGCGTTAACAATTGACGGGTCATTTCCTGATGGCGTAACGCTAGTAAACAGCGGGTTAATCCAAGGTTTCACAGGATCAACGGGTGCAACAGGCTCAACGGGAACACACGGCTCTGCTGGTGGTGGAGGTGCAGGTCAAGTTTCAACTGGTAGTCCTGGCTCTGCTGGAGGTGCTGCTGGCAATGGAGGCACAGGCGGGGCTGGTGGAACCGGTGGTCTTGCTATCCTTGCTTCTGTTGCCGTTTCGATTAATAACCTAAGTACTATTTCAGGCGGCACTGCTGGTTCAGGTGGTGCTGGCGGTCCTGCTGGTACTCGGTCAGGCGGTGGAGGTGGCGGCGGCGGTGGGGTTGGAGGTAAATTCCCTGCCGCAGGGGGGAATGGCGGGAATGGATTTAGCGTTGCTGGCGGTGGCCCTTTTGGCAGCAGTGCTCACGACCCCGCAACCGGAGCGGGAGGTACGGGCGGTGCTTCAGGACTTCCGGGAGCGTCTGGCGGTTCGAGTAGCGGTAACGAAGCAGCAGGCGGTGCTGGAGGTGCTGGAGGCGCGGCGGGTTCAGCAGGAGCAACTGGATCGGCTGGCACTATTGGGGCATACATACAGGGTCAATCTAATGTTACATATATCAACGTCGGAACAAGAAATGGAACAGCATCATGATTAAATACAAAATTATTGAAATTAACACTGAGCAGCATTCAATTGTTGTACGGTATTACACAGACATTGTTACAGAGGCAATGCTTGCTACGGACATTCTTGATGGAGTTATTCGTCGCTGCCGTACAGACTATTCTTTTGACTTACCTGTACCTGCACCAACAGGAACAGCGTTGGACGATTTCATTAATGCAAGAGCGCCAGTTGCATGGCTAACTACTCAAGAAGCCGTTCTTAACCCTGATGTTGATACTTCCTTGTCTGCAATGACCGCTTTACTTGGGGTTGAAACGCCTGTAATTATTCCAGTTGCAACACCTCAATCGTTTGTCCTGAATCAAATTACAGTATGAAATCGACAAAGTACACTGTCTTTGGATGGGAGTTTAACAAAAATACTTTTGTTGACGGCGAAGAAGTAGCGGCCATTTTTCCTAAAGACACCCCTATGGACAATTCAGCCAATTGGCTTTTTTGGACTAAAGGATCACGAGTTGCAATTTCCTACCCACAAGACTTTAACGATGAATTTTTTATAGAGCAGCGTGGAAGGTTTCTAAACAAAACTACTTTTGCTGGACATACATACAAAAGGGGAAAATACGTTTTTCAAGTAGTAGGAGACACTGAGGTTTGGTGTTTAGACTGCGCGTTAAATGGTGGAAATTTACCAAACTTGGATTTTGTTGCGTTGGATGTTGGTCAGACGTATACAACATCTATTGGGCAATTAATTTTAGTGGCTTCGGGAGAAACAAATCTTGGTTCTGAACTTACGTGTTTAGAAATAGTGTCTGAAAATAAAGTTATAACTGCAACTACTGATGCCTTTTTAATTATTTTTTCAGGACGCAAGTAATGCTGTTTTTAATGTTTGACTATGCTATGAGAAAACTAGGGCGTAAGTATGCCTTTGTAGATACGTTTGGCGTTGTAGCATTTTATAGATACTATGTTTTCTTTTTAGAAAAACACGTTGCAGATTCTTGGGTAGAAAAGTATTTGCCTAATTTGTTTGTCCACCATTTTGTTGGGGAATCTAGCCAGCAGTGGGTAGACGCAGAAATAGCGCACACGCATCCTTGGAACACACTTAGCATAGTCCTTAAAGGTGGTTATGTGGAAGAAGAAAATTACAACAAAGAAACCAAAGAAACAATTGCACCAGCCATAGTTTTAAGAAGTTGGAAAACAAGCCATAGATTTGTAAAAATGACCCCAAACACTTGGACGTTATTTTTTCACGGCATACGAAAAGGCAAGTGGGCGTTTGACTTGCGAGTACATGAAGTCATTTGCCCAACTTGTAAGGAATACAACGGTGGGGTTTGCGCGAATACAGGACGAACTGGGTTGGAAGAATTTACCTATAGCGTAGAAATAAAAAACTCATCCGCAGATAGCAAAAAATGGAGAGAAGTAACTTGGATGAAGTGCGATAACGAGTTTGAGCAAATTTTAAATACACGTAAAAAAACACTTGCTAAGGCAAAAATAGCAACACCTGAAACTTTTAACGAGCGTTATGAAATGTACAAAACAGTTTTAGTAAAAGAACTTGCTAGTAAAAAAACTGCAACCACGGTGTAAATATGAACCAATCCGAACGCGCTGAACTCGTTGCCGACATTGCTGCGGCGATCAAAGCATCATCTACCCTATCCGATGATGAGGTGCGTTGGGTCAAACTTGCTATTGAAAAGCAGGAGCAGTCAATCAAATTGCGTCAGGCCATTATTGAGAAGACCTTGGGCGGCTTGGTGTGGGCTGCTTTGGCTGGGCTGGCCTACCTTTTAATTGACTTTGCAAAGAATCATGGATTCAAGTGATAGATGCAATTGCCTCTGCTCAAGTTCAATGGCCCAACACCGAGACAAGAATCGTGTTGGTGTGCCGCGTTGTGCTGCCGCAAGAAAAGTATGGAGCCAATGAATTTTTAGATAAGGACGGCAGAGTCTGCCGGTGGGTGCTGGAGACTAAAAAGTGATTGATCCCATAACGGCCTTTGCGATGGCGCAGGGTGCGATCAAAGGCATCCAAGCAGCCATCAAGATGGGAAAGGATGTCCAAGGCATCACGAATGACGTGATGAAGTTCTTTGATGCCAAGGACGTTGTTGCGAAGGAGGCTGTTAAGGACCCGAAGAAAAAGTACAGTTCAGACACCAGCCAAGCGATGTCAACCGTCATGCAACTGCATGAACTCAACAGAGCCGAGGAGGAACTGAAGTGGCACTTTATCCATCAGGGTCACTCAGCGTTGTGGACGCAGATCGTGTTGGAGCGCAACTCAATTGTGCAGCGCAGGAAGACTCAGGAGATATTGGATGCTAAAGCGGCTAAAAACCGCAAAGCAGAGATAGATGAAGCCATTACGATGGCTTTATGCGTACTGGTGGCTGCGGCCATCTTTATTTTGGTGGCTTGGGGTGTAATTGCTTTGAAAGGAAAATGATGTTTGACATTACAGGACTGTTAGCAGTTGGCGGCAAGTTAATCGACAAACTGATCCCCGACCCAGAGGCTAAAGCCAAAGCCCAACTTGAGTTGGCCACGCTTGCCCAAAGCGGTGAACTGGCTAAGATGGCAAATGAAACTGAGATGTTTAAGGCAGAGCAGGAAAACACCACAGCACGGTGGACTGCGGATATGTCATCCGATTCATGGCTGTCAAAGAACATTCGACCAATCGCACTAATTGCCATCTTCATTGCTTACTTCATGTTTACAGCGATGTCAGCCTTTGGATACAACGCACAAGAATCGTACGTAAATTTGCTAGGCTCGTGGGGTCAGATCGTGTTTCTCGCATATTTTGGTGGCAGAACGGCTGAGAAGATCATGGAAATGCGGAGCAACAAATGAATGTAAACTTTCAATCAGCCTTAGACCACGTACTCAAGTCAGAGGGTGGTTTTGTGAATCACCCTAAAGACCCTGGCGGGATGACAAACCTTGGATGCACCAAAGCAGTTTGGGAGGAGTACGTTGGCCACCCAGTGTCAGAGGCCGACATGAGGGCGTTGACTCCTGAGTTGGTTTCCCCGCTATACAAACGAAAGTACTGGGACAAGGTTGCCGGTGATGACCTTCCGTCAGGTCTTGACTATGCCGTCTTTGACGCTGCCATTAACAGCGGCCCAGGGAGGGCTGCAAAGTGGCTACAGGAGACTGTAGGGGTAACGGCTGATGGTTCTATAGGCAAAGGCACTTTGGCCGCTGTAGGGGCTATGGACACGCAAGACCTTATCGCCAAGTACAACGACAGACGACTACAGTTCCTTGAGGGGTTGCCCACCTTCGCCACCTTTGGCAAAGGATGGAGCCGTAGGGTTTCTGAAGTCCAGTCCGCAGCGTCAGCATTAGCATAATGGCCACAAACTACAGCAGTCAGATCACGACACCGGCAGTACCCAACACGGGTACGCCTGGTATTGAATACGAGCAGAGATACTTCAGCCAAACCCTATCCAACTTAGGAAACTACTTTCAGCGCGTCACAAGCATCATTGCTGCGCTGTTCGGACCAAGGGGTGGGAAGTACATCAACATACCCTACGGTGCGT